TCGTCGTGCTGTCCACGGTACACTGAAATGCAGAACCATAGCGCATCACGATGTTGTCCTTGTAGTAGGTCGCGCCCTGAACATACTCCTGCCTTGAGACAGGTACGCGGCCTATAATCTTAGATTGCGTTGCCATAATTTTTATTAATTATAATTAAAGTTTAACTCGATATTCCCAGTCTCTTGATTAACTCCGCCAGACGCAAAAGCTGAACTGTCACCACCAGTGTAGGCTGTAATCACACCCGATTCTGCGTTGACGTCGATCGCAAGAATGTTCACTGCTGCGATGTTCGCCGCGTCCTGTGCATTCTCTGTTGCAGTCTGCGATTCAGTTTTCAGCCGGCCGAACTCGTCAACACGTTCTTGCTCGGCCTTAACGCGGGAATTTTCCGCTGTTGCGCGAGAACTCTCGGCATTGGCACGCTCCTTCTCCGCTTCGCTTCTACCTTCCTCTGCAGACACCCTACCGCGTTCCGCAGATACTCGCCCAGTCTCCGCTTTAGCTCTCTTCAATTCAGCACTATCGGCTTTACTTGAAGCATCCACAGCCGGCTGACGCAACCAGGTGATGAACTCTTCCTCAGTTCCCTCAAAGCCATGTATTTTCGCCAATTCATACGCGCTGTAGCCATATCTCCACGCCACCAATTCCGCTTCAGTCGTAATTGTCCCATCGCCATCAGACGCACCTCTCCAAAGCTGTATGCCCGTTTCTGACGGATTATGTATTTCCTTGATCTCATCAGGGAACCCAGCCGCCGGAGAGTACTCAGTGATTACCACTATAAGATTTCCGACACCAAGCTGCCTCCTTGACAACGGCAAGAACACCTCCAGAGACATTCCGTCTTCTGAAAGCTTGCATAAAGTCGTATCCTTTCCATTTCGCTCGGCGACAATTGACGTGCGCCCGTCAGGAACAAAATACTCCAGCCTGACATGCTCCGGAATAGCCACCTGCCCGCCACCGCCGTCGGAATTGGCAGGCCTCGTGATCTTGACATTCAATGTAAGGTCACTTCTGTAATGTTGTCTCTTCATATATTGTAATCGTTGTTTCTGTCAGCGTAATGCCACTTGAACTTAAAGGAAGACAATTCCTCAATCGTTGTCTTCGCATCGCCTTCGTCAATGATAATCTTCTTGGCGGCACCATTCTCAATGACGTATCGTTCCGAGCTGCGCATAAAGTCCATCCAAAAAGAAGCCTCGTCCTTAGTCGCAATGTAACCGGTACCCTGCTCAAAGTATAGCCTTGCCGAATTATCAAGCTCACTCTCCAGCCCACCATTGACGAAAGTCGATACTTCGCCATCAGAGGACAAAGACTTCGGGCCGGTAGCGTGGATGGTATCAAAGAAGCCATAACAGTTTCTGAACAGATATGAGCAATGCCTGCGGGACGGCAGCAAGTAGAATTCTTGCGGAGCCCCTAGTGTTTCAACAGCCGGACCGGGAGTGCTAAGTTTCACATCCCTTGCCCATACTTTCCAGCCGAGTATAACTTCATCCCCATATCCGGCAGAAGCTGCGGCAGCACTGACTACAGCGAAAGAGCAGTCAATCCGCGCCATACCGGTATGTGAAGTCAACAACACTGGGCCCGGAAGCGTAACCTTCACCGGAGGATGTGTCATAAAATATACTTCCGCCAGCAGTTCCGAGCCAGTGCCCGGAGTCGAGTAGAACTCCCACTTTAAAGACACATATTCAACACTGTCCCTGAATGTCATCACACGTGCAGGCCGACGCGTCAGGATATCATACTTGTCAACACTCAGTTTGGCAGGCTTCACCCCAAACAGGACAAGATGCTCCCATTTCTGGCCACCCACAGTAATTTTTATGCTCCTTACAATATATGCCGATGAGAGACCTGGCAGGTTGCCTGCAGCACAAGACTCTAATATTCCGGACAAATTCAGAACAATTTCCTTATTATAAGGCATCACTGAAAACGCGGCCACCTCCTCAGTGTCCACCATAACTGAAACAGGTACAGCCGAAGTGCCGGCATCGCTCACCCGCAGATCCGACGCACTCCTGCTGAAAACTATTTCATATTTGCCGTATGTATCATTAATGGTCATATTGCCTATTTTCTGTCACAAAAGTAGGCAAATGACGGCCGCTAGAAAGGACACGCAGAGTCACCTCTGAGAATCATACGAAAGGAACTCACCTCTTGCCGAAACCGAATCAGAGTTGACATTGAATGTCAATGTAAGTTTTCGGACAACCCATCGTCTCGCATTGAAATAGACGAGCCGATACATTCTGAAATTACAGATATCAAACAGCGACAGGTTCAAATCTGCCGTCACGCATTGTCTCTCGGAGGAAATCCAATTTGCAAAAGCCTCATGATATTCATCCAATAATCTATCCACCGACATCAGATGCGGTCTAGTAGATTCAGGCATTTTTGTAAACTGAACGCCCATATAATGTTCTTTACCTTCTTCTCCCACTGTGAAGCCCGAGTCTGTCATTTGTCCATCAAACATATATCCCATATACACCTTCGAATCTCGTTCTTCGTTTGAGGTCATAGGGGGAATTATAGGCGCGGCCAGATAAAACGGAGAAAGAACGTTATCAGACTTCTCGTAATAAATGACGTCCGGAATCGCGCAAACAGGCATAAAATCAACGGATGAATCAAAAGAAGAGCCCTCGTCGCCACCAATTTCGCGCTTCCGGGCATTATGGTAAATGCTGTCCACCAAATATGCCCTGTGCTTTTGAAACAAATATGATTTCCCAGAATAAACATCGCCGGTATTATAGTTTTCAACTGGGGTATATTCCTCCCCCTCCATCATAGTCAACGCATCAATAAAACCGGCTGCAATCATGATTTTATTTTTTGAAACATTGTGAGACATGTCAGATGATGACAACTTCCCCGAGCTATCATCGGAGAACCCAAAGACATATTTGCAGGAAGGCTCTTTCGAGCTGGAGTATATATCCGAAATCTTATCATCCCATTCCAAAGGCGCAGCTTTCACGATATCCTTAAAAAGTGAAAATTTAAGTTTGCTACCATCATAATATACCGCCGCACATCTCATACGCGAAAGATTCTTGATCAGTTCAAAAACAGTAATGTCCGGCAATGTTCCCGCCAAATCAAATTCCGTTTCGTCAAAAGTGGCCACATCTCCGTCATTTCCATTCTTAATAGAGGCACCCCAAGCGGTATTATAATACTGCAAAACCGAAGAATATCTGCCAATAATTGATAGCGTCGAAAAAGATGGCTTTTCTGACCATGCATCAGGAATTGCAGCCAGAATTCTATCGACGGATATTACAGGCGTAAAGGTTTCTCTAAAAAATAATTTCATGCCTGAAGTTCCTCCCTTCAAGACATAAACTGGACAGTTCATATACTTATCTATGGCTTTGACTCGTTCAATCTTGCCCGCATCATCTTGATATATTGATTTTGCAACATATTCAGGATTAATTAGCGGTGGCGCATAGATTCCAACCTCACGTCCTTCTGAAACTTCGTATGCGGTATACCCTGCTTCGCGACCCTTAAATTTCCGAATGTTCAACTGCCAAAGTTTTTTAGACCATTCAACCTGTATATCGCGCCCGGCAAAAGTATAATTAAGGTGTTTTTCTTCTATAGAATCGAACAACAAAGTCCCATAGAACAAAGGAATGCCTCCGACCTCTATGACGGCTGACAGCTTCTTAACCGAAGGCTCCAGCATCATTGCCGACAAATACCCGAAGACTTTACAGTTCACGGGCGTAGAAAGAAATGCTATCGAAGTGCTGAATGGTACCGGTATGTGGCTGTCGTCCAACATCGGATTTTCATACTCCAGTTCAAACTCGGCAGATGGCTCAAGATCCAAAGATGCTCCATCACTTGTCAATATTCTAATCATAATCTACCTCTAGTCTTATATCTATTATACTTTTCGGTCTGCTCCACAATTCCATTTTTCCCCAGCATCGACACATCAGCCCGGATTGGATGGCTGAGGCGTTTGTTCAATGTCTCTATAACATCTATAAGCCTGCTGGTGTCTTGAGACTCCCGGATGACAACCTGAGATGTACTGCCGGCTTGCGTATTTCCACCTTCAGCCCTGGCCATCGTTGCCGACAGAGGATACACGGCATCAAAATTCAGATCCTTGAGCGTGCCATTCCGTCTTGCAGTTTCCAATGTGGCCAAGAACGGTTGCAGTGTCGGATTCGCAAGACCTGCCGCTGGAATTATATATTCCCCGCCATTCTCTCCCACCAGAACTGTAGGAGAAGAGACGAATCCCCTCTTATCCGGAGACAGCCTCGCCTTGAACGTCTTCCCGTCCTGTGCCCTTTTTGTATTGAACAATCCACCATCTTCAGCGCCTGTCGTAATCGGAGTGGCAGCAATCATCGCAGCTTCAGCCGCGCCCATTGCGCCCATAATTGCTGCGGGGGCAATGCCCCAAGGAATTCCCCATTCTGCCAATGTCTTTGTAACGCCAAGAGCGGTATTGATAATAGCCTGTGTAAGTTTCTGGGCCTTCTGCCTCTTAGCCTGCTTCAGTTCCATCTGCTCCTGATAAGCGTCCTTCTCTTTTTCCAGCGACTCAATTTCCGCATTGTATTGAGCTTCACTTATAAGCCCGGCATTCAGCCTCTTTTCCAGAGACTTTTTCTTCTTGTCATTCTGTTTCTCGTAGTTTTTAAAATCACTCTTATCCCTCGCAGCCTGGAGCTCGGACGCCTGAGACCACAGGCTAAACATTTGACTAAAAGCCCCCTCTAGCGCAGTTACAGTATTTGTCAGATCTTCGAGCCCGTATTTTCCGTCTGCGATATTCTGGAAAAGCTGGTTCCATTCCTCCTGACCAACTCCGAACAGCGTTCCTCCTGATTTCGGTGCGGTTGCCGTTTCAGCCGATTCACCCTCCGAGCCCTGAGACTCTGTCAGTTCGGCAATTGTCTTCCGTATTTCCTGAAGCTTCAGTTTTATGGCATCCAGGTTCCCGCCATCGAGTTTCATAAAATCGGCACTATCGCTAGATTCTATAATCTTCTCGAGTTCCGCCTTTAACTCGCCAAGATACTTTAGGTCAATGCCGGCAAGTCTCTTCGCCTGTTCTTCTTTCAGCTGTGCCAGTTCATCCCCTGTTGCCTTACTTGCAGCCAGCTCCTCAGCATTTTTTGCCTCCATAGCCGTTTTTTCAAGACGATACTGCTTTTCGAGAAGACTGATACCATCGTCAATCTGCTTCTTTTTCTCAGCTGCTTCCTTTGCCGTCTGAGCCTTTTCCGCATCGGATTCGTCTTTCTGGAGTTTGATTTGCTTATCCGCCAACTGTGATTTTAGAGCAAGCAACTGGTCTCCTGTCTCCTTGCCGGAAGCAATTCTTTCCTGAAGCGTCTGTATCTCCAGCTCAAGAATCTTCTTCTGGTATTCGTCCTCTGATTTAATGTCGCCCTGTCTATATTGCTCTTTCAGGTCATAAGCAGCCTGAAGGTATTGACTGTCTGAACCGAGTGACCACTTGCCTCCAGATGATGTGGTGTCGTCTGTCACAGATGAAGAAGCCGCCGCAGACGTGGTCTTTTTCAATGTCGGTCCGATGAAGTCCGGGCTGCTTTCATCGACAGAGCCAGATGAAGCCATCCCATATAGGCCATTGAGCTTCGCTTCATTCTGCACTGCCGCAGCGGCCGCCACTCTCAAGCCGTCAAGAATCTTATCGAAACTCTCCACCAATGGGCGCATATAATACGCCTCCTGCGCATTCTTTGCACGCGACATGTCCGGATAATTAAGTCCCGCTGCTGTCACTTTTCCAGCCAGATTCGATTTGGCAAGCGACAAAGCTGCCGATTTCTTGAGAGGATCCTGCTCGGCTTCCGCCGCCTTCATAGCCTCTCTATAATCTACCACCGCCTTAGTAACCGCCTCGATTTGAGAAGTAGTCAGTTTTGTCTGATTCCACCTCTCCAGGAAGCCTAACACAGAATCAGTCGCCTTGCTGGCAGCATCTGTCAACGAATTAAAGATCTTAGTCTGGGCTTCTTCCATCGCCTGCAACTTAATCTTTCGTTCCAGCTCAGTGTTCGCCAATTTCAATGCCGCTGCTACCTCCTCATTCGAAGATTTCTCGGTCAACAAGTGAGGAAGATATTCGCCAAAACGATTATTCAATTCCTTTATGGCTCTAGCGCGTTCCTGAGATCCTACTTTTGCATCAGTCACCGCTTTTCCCATCTTTTCCAAAATTTCACGCTCCCGCCCAATCTTGTCAATAGTCTCAGCGTAGGCTTTATTAAGCTCTCGTTGAGACTTTGCCGCAGCATTTCCATTTTTATGGAAAACAGCAACCAGGCCGACAAGGGTAGATATTAGCCCCAGTGCAGCTCCTATCGGATTGCTCTTGATTGTTGTCCATAAAATACTAAGAGCCTTAGTTGCGGCCTTGAAATTACCAACAAGTAAATTACCTACTACAGACAAAGCGATTGTGCTTATTTTGGCTTTTGTCAGAGATTGGACCTCCTTTTCAAGCGCAGCTCTGTGCTCTCCAGACCAAAACACCATTGCCTTTTTAATCAAGAGATTAGCTGCATAGGCTATAGACAATGCAAGAATTAGCGCACGCAAATTCACAACAACACCAATGAGTCTAGAAACAGTCTTTAACCCGACATTTGTAATTGTCAGCCCTTCAGACATTGCCGGGTTAAGTTTCTCGCCAATGCTCACAACATTCTCCAAGATTGCCTTCTTCTGTTTCTCCAGCTCTGCAGTAAGCGAGTTGTTCTTAACAGAGAACTCATCCGTCAATGAAGTGCCGGCAGAGAAAGCCTTGTTTGCAATTTCCTGCTGTGAACGCAGTTCGTCCGTATGCTTCGACAGCGAGCCGAGTACCGTGGCTGCCCTCTGCCCATTCAAGTGCATCTCTTCCATCGCAGCAGTAACGGATGCAAGGCCACCCTCTCCGCGCTGCATTCCTTCCAGGACTTTCAACAATGCCTCATTCACGTCTGTCTTCAAGAGTTCAGAGAACTCCTCCAGCGGAATTCCGGCTATCTCTGCAAACGTCTCTGTTCGCTTGAACATCGCCATAATCGTCTGGCCGATAGCTGTAGAGGAAGTTTCAGACTGTTGACCGTATTTGTCGAGAGTAGCGGCGAGACCTAATATCTTGTCAATGCTGATGTCCGCATTCGGAGCAATACCTGCAAGTCTCTTGGAGAAGTCCACGATATAGCCCTCATTGGCAGTGGAAGCCATGCCGAGTTCATTGATAGCAGAACCGACTTTCAGCATAGCCTGCTCTATACCATACTCGTCGGTAAGGCTAAAGATGTCTGTCATCTTGCCAATGGCTGTGATAGCAGCTTCGGCATTGCCTCCAAGATCCTCGGACAATGCGACATTGATTTTATCAGCGGCCCTTGCAAAGCCGAGAAGATCCTCCTGTCCTGTTATGCCGAGTTTACCACCGGCACGAACAAGTGCTAAAAGTTCATTCTGAGGTGTTTTTGTGTCTATCTGCTTCAGACTATCGCTTAAATCCAGGATCTCGTCTTTCGTCAGATTCGTAGTCTTCATAGCATCGGTCAATGCTTCATCATACAAGAGGAAAGCATCACGAGCCCCTGTAAATTTATTGAAAGCACCTTGAATCGCGCCAATCGCACCATATATGCTCACGATATACTTACTGAACTTATCCGACAACTCACAAGTTGTGTAATGGACCGCTTTAGACTGGTCAGTAAGCTCTTTCAGCCGCGTTTTTGTTTGCTGTAATGTGCGATTCAAGTTCTTCCAATTTTCAGTCCCCGGAACAGCTTTGCCAAGAGCCGCATTAGTGAGTTTTATCTGATTGCGAAGTTCTGAAATGGTCTTGTTCTCGAGAGATATACCGCTCTGAAGTTTGTCAAATTGCTTGCGGCTCTCCTCAAGCGATTTCTTCTGGTCTTTAAGAGTCTGGTTCAAAGCCTTGTACTCTTTCGTTCCGTTCTTGCCAGCGGCAGACATTGCCTGAAGTTGCTGGTTGGTGGCTTTTATCGACGATTCCGTATCTCGCATCGTCCGCTCCAACTCCAATATACGCTTGCGCCCAGCATCACCATTCACAACGATGTTCAGCTGCAAGTCCTCGTTTCTTATCTTTCCTGCCATAACGTTATGATTAATGGCACAAAAATAGCCCTCCGAAGAGAGCTAATAAAGGACAATATTATGAAATTTCATTAAGATGCCAGTATGGCTAATGTTATAAAGTCGAAAAAAGCAGCGCAATCAACAAAAATATGGCGAACGCAGAAAAAAGCATACAGCAAGCAGCCTTTAGTACCCGTTTAGATTTGCTCGTATTTTTCCAATCTGCGCATTCTTGATTATACATCATAGAGTGTCTTACTTGCTCCTCTTTAGGCATATTATTGAAATTTTTCGGCAAACTAGGCGGCACAAGAGTCATCACCCCCGCCACAAAAATACCTATAAGCAGCAAAAATATCGCCCCAAGAAATACAATTTCTGCGATAGATATACAGACTATTACACTCCACCCAAGCATTATAAAGCAGATTTATAAATCACACAACTTACTGTATTCCAAAGATACACAACTTTTCCGTACCTGCAAATTTCATGCTCAGCCTTCCATCTGCTTACGGATACTTTCCGCCACATCATCAGTCAGATCATACATGAGCCGCGACGCGATGGATGAATATGCACCAAACACGTAGCGGTTATGAATCTTCTTGTTGCTCTTTGAAGTCTTTGCGCCATGTCTAAGCCGGCGCAAATCAAGAAAACGCTCATAATCCGTATGAGTGAACGTTAGCTTACCATCCATGTCAGCACCTCCGGACACAGAAATGCTTCTGTCATTGAACAGCCTTCCCGATCGGAAGCGCACGGCACGCCCGATGGCAGCACTCTGAGAACTCAGCATCCTGCGCCCCTCCTCTTCCAGGACATTGCGGACAAACCTGTCTTTCACTCCCATACACTAACAAATGAACGATATTTCAATGCTATAGCCGCTCCACCCGCCAAAGATTGAACTCTCCGGCGTTATATCCACAGAATCAAGCTTCAGCCCCGACAGCAGGTTGCACATACCTGAAGTGGCGTCGTCAGCGATACGCGTCAGAACAGCGTCGGCCAAACCTGCCAACTCCTGATACTGTTTGTTCTCAAGTTCCTCTGTCCTGCTGGTCCCTAGCCCTTTATCCAACACGAATATCACCGTACTCAAGATTGACGAATAACCGTCCGAATCTCCAGACTGCTTGCACTCCGTTCTTGCAGCGACGATTTGAGACCCGGAAAGACGCGACAATTTGGACGTGGCATCAGCCTGCGCCGTCGTCATTATAGCCTTGTACTGGCGAAAACTGCCATCCTGATATTCCATCCGCAAGACCAATCCGGACAGATACTTATCGAGTCTTATGTTTTTTGACATTCTGCTCATAGCTTTTTCTCTCCTTGTAATTATGCCACATGATGCTGATTATCGTAAATAACGGCTGTTCTTCCACCTGCTCCATTGTCCCCACGCTTTGCTCCTTTGCAATCTCCACCAGAAGGTCATTCCACCCGAATGCCGGCCCGGACGACTCGCCATCTCCTGAGAACAGCAGCCTCATATCGATCAGTTCCCCGTCAATGCTGATTTTCTCCTCCTGAAGGTACTTCAGACACGCGGCAAACCACATCATTATGAGGTTCTTCTGCCATGGAGCCATCCCTGAAACGACACGTATATCATTGTCAAACTTACCTGACGACACGGGACGGACCCGACGCCCGGCCCTGTTCTCCCGTAAAGAAGCCCTCCTGTATAAAAATGCGATACATTCATCCAGGTCATTCTCATCATGGCTTCTGAAGAATGAGTTCAATGCCGAAGACGCGTGCCGGAACTCCCCGAAAGTCAAATTATGAAGCATGTCGCCAGGTCCTATCAAGCGCGCGAAACCGACATTGACCTCCGGCAAAGGATTCCTGACGGAGGAGAACGCCAGATGATGCGTGTCACCGTCGAAAAGAAAGCCTAGACAACCGTCACAGAGCCTGAAGATATTCTCGTCGCGCTTTGTGAAAGACTCCCTATCGGCAGTGGCCGCCCCAATCTCCCAGGCATTGACTTCCAGCCCGAGAAAATAATACAGAACCCTGACATTGAACTCCAACGGAGACTTCCCTGCTGCAACACACTCCTCGAACATCTGGAACACACGGCAAATCTGAGTCGGAGTCATTTCGTCCCACGAAGACGGTATTTCCGCCGTGCGCCCGGTCTCAAATATTTCGATAGACGTCATACAGTAGTACAATATTTCTTTTTCGGATCATTCTTCGGCAAAAGACGGCCTACAGGACCGCCGCCCTTGCTGAGTATAGTCCTGATCTTATTCATCACCTCTGCTTTCTGATTCCTCAATTTGTCCAGATACCAGTCAACTTCGGCCACAGAAGCCTTTTCTGAAGCCTTATTCCCCTGATATGTAGGAGAAAAACGCTTCGCAATCTCCAGCGGAAAGACTGTCAATGACCATCTTTCGCCTGCCATCACAACTGAAGAGAGCACTGCGGCCCGCACTGCCAATGATTGAAGAGGCTGTTCGCAGCTGCCGGCAAGGATACCCTCCCAATAACCGCCGAAATACTGTTCAAGTTCATTATCCTGCTCCTCTATCACAAGATTCTGGAGCATATAATAGACATAGTAACTTCCCTCGATAGGATAGACCGCCTCGAAATCTTTAAGAGACCTCACAATGGACCTTCTGACGCTATCGCGCACATCTGAGTTCATCCACTCCGGAACATTGTTGTCCTCAAGATATGAATACAATGCGTCCAAAGCTCGATAATAGCGCTCTCTCATAGCCCTGTCGTCGCGGTCAACCATCCACTCGAACGGCATTTTCTCGTTGTCGTCCATCTTCACCTTCCGCCCTGTCGATTCATGGGAAACTGTTGACAATGCAGCATAACGCATGATTGCAAGAAAGGCTACAGGCATACGGACGGCATTGGCCAGTTCCATATCCTCTCCCCTCTGATAAGCTTCCGCCGCAAGGTTCATCACCTCCATTCCAACGCGGTCCCGGACTTCGCGCACAGCAAAATCTATTTCCGTGCTGATTGCCCGATAAGGAGAAGAAGCATACCATTGGCCCGTCAGATCTTCCAACTCTATCGAGCCTCTGTCGTCTTTGTTGAAAAGTCGCATAATCATTGATTTTTTATCCGTGCAGATGATGTGAGCGCATCCTCCGCCTCCAATTGTTTATGATAGAACGCCAGTTTAAGCCCTTTGCCAGGGAAATTAAACGATATCGCCTGATTTATAGGTTCAAGAATTGCGCTTGATGCAATCTCCGTGTCCGACAGCAAGAACAACTTGAAAGCGTACAGCAGTTCCGAGCCGGATGCCAGTTTTCCGTTCACCATGACGTTTGAAAGTGACGGGTGCAGCCCCATTCCCGACGTGATAGCTGAAGTCGAAGCTTCGGAGATCTTCAGCTGGCTCTCCACGAAATCCTTGATCTTCTGGTCCACTGCAGCAATCTTCCACTGGGCCCTCTCGGAACCGGACTCCGACGGAACATCGACCGTGTAGAAGAACTTACCAGCATTTTCCTTGCCGGAAAGAACCTCGGTGACGCTATCGAGAAGGCTACTGGTAAGGTCGCTGATTTTATCCTCAATCTCAGTATCCGACCATTCAGGATGCTCCATTCTCAACGAATTCCGCTTCTCATCCCAGTATTCCTTAGGTGCCTGGATGTGATAGGCAAGATTGATTCCATTGTCCGTCACATACTTGAAGATGGATGGAATTTCAGAGCCGCGGATAATCCAGCGGAGCGCTCCCCAATACGACGGCACGGAATAAAAATCCCTAGAAAAAGAGTACGTATGATTATATGACGCAGAAGCGGCATACTTGCCAGGATCGCGCCTGTCATACACAGGATAAACCCGTACTCCTGTTCCAATGCAAGAATGCTCGAAGTCTCCGACTACGATATGCTTCACATCCGCAATATTGCGTGTGTCGGTCCATTCGAGCCGCGCATTTTTAGCTGGAATGTGTTCCAGATGCGATATCCGCTTCTCTCCTCCAATCCTGTGCCCGCGCGTCAGGTATCTGGCGTCAAAGAAGCCTTTAAGATGCAAATAATCTGTCATGCAGCCCTTGATATAAGCAATATAATCCCAGTCATCCAGCCACGATTGTATCTCTTTGTCTTCCAGCCATTGGTGGATAATTTTGCCATCCTCGAAGGCCAGACGCGACAAAAACACCCCTTGTCCGAAGAGAAGCCCCATCTGGCGCTCCAAGATGCCTGGTCCGAGATTGTTCCCGTCCAGCACATCGCGCAACCGCGACGGCAGCATATTGTCCGAGCCATACGGAATTATCTTTTGTCCGCAGACGGTTGCCGGCATATACTCCCAATTCCGTTCCTGGGCCTGCCACAGGATAGTGTCAAGCCCGCTGTCTCTCTTATTAGACAACGTGAACGCCCGCCCGTCATCCAGAACCTTTATCCAGGTATGATCTGAAATTTTCTTCTTCATATCAATATTGTTTTTTCTCCTTCAAAAGTCATCAGCAGAGGCTGCCAGAACTGCCTGTACTCACCAGTATCCAAGTCAATGTAAGATTCCATATACTCGGCATTCTTATTATAATCAGCGCTTTGTCTGACCCTCAGCATACCATGCCTGACTTCGACAACGCCATCACTTTTGCCTGTACTGCTGTTGTATGACATGAACGTAAAACTGAAGCTCTCGCCAGCAGCAGAAAGCTTCCTCATCTTTTCAATGGCTTCATAAACATTCATGGCACAAAGGTAAGCCTTGGCGGCGCCCCAATAAAGGACACCGCGCCAGCTGACGCTACACGAAGAACTGCCATTTTCAATGTCAGAAACAACGTAAAATAGTATTGACGCGGCACTATTTTACGCGCAACCAGTTAAAAATGCAGCACTTGGCTGAATTTCCCCGACAAAACATCTATTTCTCGTCACAGAAGAGCCCGACCGCGCTCCGGAACGGATGCGATTGCAAACCGCATCCGGAGTGATATATGGCGATGCCATGACAGAATGACGCTAACGGCATTGAGGATCAGAGGAAGCGGATGAGGCAGGCACACGGCCTTTCGCTATCTGCCTAAGTTGCTTGGTCATAGTAAGATACTTGAAAGAGTCGGACGGATTGGTTGACCGTGTAGGAAGCAAATCCACAGGCAGCCTCTCAGTACTCTTGTCCTTGAACACAATCCCGGACTTCACTTTTGTCCTCGCATTTTCCAGTGACAGCTTCAGATACTTGGCAGCCGAAGCATCGATGCGGACTACCGGAAGTCTAGGATTCGTCTCCGAGAACAGTTCCTGCATAAACGCATATTCTTCAGGCTGTGGAATGTTGCCCTGATTGATGGACATGAGCTGAACCGTCCAGCCGGTGCGCTCGCTCCCGTCATACTCGATGGCACGCTTCAGCTTGCTGACCTGGTCTTCTCCTACAGACTTGTAGGCATTGCCGGCACGGTCATAATAAAGTTTCAGAATGCGGGAGCCGAGCGGCTTGAAATAGCGCCTGAACTTTTTCCCGAGCTCGGGGACATAGTCAGGAGGCAGCGTGTGCAGGAACTTGATCACACGGATGCAATCCCTTGTTCCCTCCTTGCAGTTCTGGGCAACAGACATTGAGCACATATTGCCGAAGTCAACGCCCGCCATCAGCGGCTTGTCCATATCCACATACTTCAGGACGCGGCAGTCTTCCGCATCCATCATGTTCATGTCGTCGTATGCAGACTCATTGATTCCGTCATAATAGAAATGCCTTTCGGCCAATGCCGTGTAGAACCTGTCTCCGGAATCAAGCGTCGGCTTCATCGACAGTATGGCAGTCTTGAGGTCAGGCAGCTGCGCGGCAATCGCATCAGAGAACCACTCCTCTGTAAGGATATCGGCATTGATATAACTGGATGCCTGGATGAAGAAGGTCCTTGCCTCCGGTCTCATCCGAAGTTCCTGCCATCTGGAGCGCCACAGATCGGCAGTACGGCACTTGTTCCCGAACTCATTATAATCTTCCTGCGAGCCGGTCTTCACCCACTTGTCCCTTGCGGCAACACACTCCTGCAGAGATTCATTATATACAAGACCCGCACGGATTACAAGGAGTATCGCCGGCACATTCATGCTGGCCGCATATTTCAGGACCCAATCATATTCGCCGACGTGTGAGGTATCCGGCATGTCCGTCGTGAACGAGAACCCGCGATAGTACACACTGCGTCCATACTCGGCACGATAACCACGAACAGCCTTCAGAAGATTGGCAATCTTATCCTCCTTGAAGTATTTGACCTCATCCCCGAAAACGTACACATAGGAAGCTCCGGCCAATGTTGATGGCCGGTCGAGCGAGCCGAAGCGGATATTGGTGCCCGTATAGAAAACAATCGTGCGTTTATACGACACCAGCTTATTGAACGGCTTCCAGAAATGAGGCTTCAGCCAAGACGGAAGATCCGATTTCTCCGCCTCCGAGAACTGGGGAGGCTCCTTCTCGACGACATAGTGAACACCTTCTTTCAGTCCCTTCCGCTCCAGGCCTTCAAGAACTGCCGGAAGGATATTGGAAGAAAGGTTATTGAAAGTATCAGCCACCCAAACGCACGGCGCCCCGGGCAACTCATAAATCACATCAAACAATCTCTCTGCCTGAATGTCCGTAGTCTTTGCGGCACCACGGCCAAGAACAGCCACGCACTGGCAAGCCGAGACCAAAGACGTAACCTGTGCGAACTTGTTCTGATACTGAACCGATGCGGACTCGGTCCTCGACGTATTAACTTTCTTCCTGTACCCCATTGCTCAATATCTCTTCCATATTCATATCTGTGACACCGGCCTCCATCTTCAGACGCTTCTTCACCATCTCAGGCGCGACAAGGCCCTCTATCTGACGACCGAGCTCCTGCCTGTTCACCGCCGGCAGACCAATCGATTCCGGAGTCAATGACAATACGCGGAACGGTTTGACATACATCTCGGCCGGAAGCTTTACAGGATCATCCTTGTCCAGCTGCAAGGCCCTTGCCTTGTTCGCAAGGATATTGGCGGCCACCTCGTAATCCCTGGAAGTCTGCGCCGCATCCCTGGCAGCAATATAGAGAGCGTCGAACTGGTCTGCAATTTTGTTCCGCAGCGCTTCCTTGGAAATTTTCCTGTTACAATAGAACATCTCGGTAGCCTCGCTGTACATGTCAGAAGCATGATCGTAACTGAAGTTGAACGGTGCGGCCGTCAGAAATTTTATAGTCCTGCGCTTTCCATACTGCCCGTCTAGAGAATAGATAAGTGTGAGGATATCCAAATACATCTGCTCTTTCTCGCTCAGCGTACCTTTGGAACCGGACGCGATATAGTCCTGAATACGCTGGAAGGCGCCCTCTTTTTCCGCGCCACCGAACAGATCCAGCTTGGAAATGGAGAACGACCTGTCACGGACAATCTCCGAGAACTGCTTGATGGAGTCAGTATCGCCGGCAGCTGCGGACCGCGCGATATTGATTTCTACCTCCGCCCGCTTCTGGAGACGTCCCCGTACCACACTGTCGAAAAGTTCATCCGCAGGATCTTCGACCCTACTCATAAAAGCCCTATGGGACATACCCAAAGACTTTGCGATATCTTCCTCCGTCCAGCCGCAAGCCGCAAGCCAACTCACCTTCTCCGAATCGGACATGTGCTGCCTGATGTCATTGTTTTCTTCCATTATAACTTTCGATAATCCTGTTTACTTCCTCAAGTTCATTCTCCTTCATCCGCAATCTCTCTTCCCTCTGAATCTTCAGATCCGGACGGTCGTTCTTTTTCATCTCGGACTTCACGCGCCATATCGCGCCGATGAGATTCTTCTGTCTCCTGAACAGTTCCGAAACCGTCATCTTCTGCAAGGCTTCGCGCCTCTTCACCGCTCCGAAAATCGGGTGTTTCCCCAGCACGGAATGATGCTCTTTGTAATACGCAAATTCGGAACGGATATCCCGATTTTGCGTAAAACTTTTTATCACTCTTTCCGCTGTGTCATAGCAAGTTTCGGGTGTCGTGCAGGAATACAGTTTCTCATGCTCATCGACGAAATCATGCCATGCGGTTATCATGTCGGCCGCAAGGATCTTCAATTCTGCAGGGCAATCAGCATCGCCAAGAAACGGCCACTTCTTTCTGAAGTTGTTGCCATACTCCTGGCTTAGCGACAATGATGACAGACTGTTATTCTGGGCAGTGCAATCGGCAAATGCCTTCAACTTCTCTTCCATGAGATACCTGAAGCGCGGAGCCTTCCGGACGAGCTCGTCAAGCCATCTGTTCGGCGCGTATATACCAAGAAGCCGAAGTCCTTCATTGACCTCGGCTCCCTGACGAATCCATCTGTCTATGTCATTCATACTAACTCAGCAATGTTTTCTCGATAAGGGAGCTGATTGCCTTATATCCTTCAGCGCTTGCAGATATGAAGCGTTTTCTGACCAAAGCTTCCATCACTCCATGCTCGCAAGGATTTGCCCTGGTAACTGGTGTAATGAAGTTTCCGAACGTGAATCCGACTTCGATAGGATAGTGCCTGTAGCGCCCGTAATATACGCGGATAAACTCCTCATCGTCCTTGGCGTCTGAAGCTGCAAGGAGTTCCACCAGCTTCGACTTTCCGAATGCCATCGGCACCCTGCTGTTGTAGATTCTTTCACCGCGCGACGTCGTGTAAACGTATGGCACCGACAGTTCCTCCAAGTTTACAGGCTTGACTGGGATCACGTTGGCCGGAACGAAGATGAAGTCATCAGCAATGCTTTCATCCGCCACAATCTTAGCCAATACGCCTTGGAGTTTCTCCTCGTCAGAATATGCCAGAACCGCCATCGGCAGTCCGGCCATCTTCTCCCAAACTCTTTTCACCTGCTCTTCAGTGCCCTTGTATGCGAGCACGACGACAGCAGCTTGAACATCTTCCTGCTCCGCAACAGCAGCTGGTTCCTTGTTCACATCGGCTCCCTGAGCCGCCTGCGCTACTTCCGGAGACTGAGCCTCCTGTTCGGGAGCCTCAGTCTTGCTTTTCTTCTCGCTCATGGCTAGACGGTTTCGCCGGTAGGTTTTGCCGCATCGGCAGTCGCCGGCATTGTACCAGTGTAGTCACCAGGAAGGAACTTGTCGTTCAGTTCCTGCTTGAAAGTGAACTTGCGCTTGTTGGCCTCGTTGTTTCCGGTTCTTTCGACACTCATGAACAACGGATTGCACTTGCGGCCGAACATCTGAGTCCTGCCGGCGGCAGTTCCGTCACAGTCGGTCACGAGAATGACAACGCCCCTATTCATGAAAGCCTCGGAAAAGCCTTTGATTTCCGCGCTATTGCCTGGGTGTTCGTATTCAACTCCCTGCTTTACACCGCGCGCATCAGCGTCGCCGGAAAACTCCTCAGTCTCAGTAATGGTAGTGGGTGTCGCATAGATTGCAACAGCCTTTGCGCCCTCTACGAGTTCAAGGTCTCCTTTCAAGGCAGTATTGCCAACCTCTCTGGTCGGCTCCACCTTGATGTCATCCACGTCGATGATGATGATGTTTGATGATCTGGAAACAGGGCAACCTGCTCCGTCTCCGTTCTTAGGAATACTTACTTTCGTGTACATACTCTTTTATTATTACCGGGGAACCCGCAGGGAGTTCCCCGAATTTCACATTTAGGCAGTCTCCTGGCCAGGGTCCTCCTCGGCACGTGCGACGGCCGAGCCGTTCACCCACTTGTCACCCAACTCGGCTTCACCGGATGCGATGGTCGACGACGGATCGTATCCGTCAGGAACTGAAGCGAACACGGCCTCCGCAATCTTGAATCCTGTAGAAAGAGAATACTCGCCGAAAACCTTCACGTCGTAGTTGCTCTCCTCGATTTTGGTAATGCAGCTCTCCGCCTTGCTGTAATCCACGAGTTCCACAAAATTCTCCTGCGGTGTCGCAAAGATGATCTGGGAGTTATACATCGACCTGAGAGGCACGAGATGGAAGTTTGTGAAGCGGATGACTCCGTCGGTCTCGACACCTGTATATTTGCCGTTGATAGCAAAATCCGCCCTTTTGTACTTTGTCAGCAGCTGCTCGGAGCAGAATACCGTCACCACATTTGCAAACATGCCGGAGATTGCATCCACGAAGCCATTGATGTAATCAAGGACTTCCTGGTCTCCAAGAGTCATCGGGTTCTTGGCATTCTTGTAGAAGTTGATCTTACACTTTGCGTCCTTCTTGCCCTCTACAAGGATAGTCTCGAAGCCGTCCATTGAATTCTTGGCAGCTTTGCCCTCATCCCCGTCGGAAACATTACCGGCATCCACGAACTTGCCTTTCGCGATCATCGACAATGTAATGTCATCAAGCACCTTCGGCAAGATGTGGTTCTCGATGATATATCTGGTGATAGGCATCTCAGCCATTGTCTTGCCCTGCTCGTACAGGAACAACAGCCAGCTCTTCAGAATCTCGGCAGGCTGGATAAGGACATTGATCTTATGCCTTCTGTATGGAATCCTGACAGGAGTGAAATTCACCTTACCTTTAGGAGTCCATTTAGGTGTGAACTGCTGTGACACCTCAGACATTATCGCGGCAGACGCGATATAATCACTATTCGCCTGGATGCGTGTCATATACTTAGCGTCAGGGAATCCATTGTAGATTCTCTTGGTAAGAAGCTCCAGTTTCGCCTTCGGAGGCATCACTATGCTGAACTCCGCATTGAGATCGGTGATATCAATGCCGGAATCGGCAACAGCACCGAATGTAAGAGGGTTAGCGGAGTTGAGAGCGTCTGCCACAACTCTGTTGTGCTTTGCCTTCATGTTGATGGCAAACACAGGTGAACCGGCAGGAGTACCTGCAACCGGTGCAGGCTTCGGTTCCGGTTCATTAGTCAGAGCCAGGACATCACCCTGAAGTTCCTTGATACGAGCCGCCAATGCCGCAGTAGCCTCCGCGGTCTTCGCTTCAACAGCCGCATTGAAAAGATCCAGCGCGGACTCGCTGTCATCCTCGATGTCCACACTTTCCAGTTTTGCCAGGAAAGGCTCACCGTAAGTATCACGGATGGTCTTCTTCTCCTCTTCCGAGAGAGAAACCTTGCCATCCTTGACCTCCAGCTGAGGCTTTCCGAGAAGACGGGCAACAAGCTGGCCCATCTTGGAATTTGATAATGATTTCTTATTCATTTTATAGAGAATTTGGTTTTCAGATTAGAGACCGGCCAACGCCATCACGACCTCGGCAGTTTCCTTCAATGACTTGCAGGCATCTGCCATCCCCAGACGTATAGCATCAGAAGTGATGAACATCTTTCCGGTCAGGACGCCCTTCTCGTCCTTCAAGATTCCCGGCCTTCCGGACATCACGTCATCCTGGAACATCTTCACATGCACAGCCAGCTCTTCCTGAGCCGGCTTGACATTGCCCTCCAGAGCCTGGCGGTACGCATAGTTTTTGTCTTCCGATTCCTGTGCATAAATAGATATCCACTTTTCACCTGTCAGGGGATTCTGCGCAGAATCATCACAGAACAGATAATATGCGCCGATGGAGCCGACTTCAGAAGTCTTGTTGTCCATATAGATTGCATCACACTGGGACGCAACCCAATATGCAGCAGAACCGCAGAGGTCGCAATGGACACATACCGGCTTCCCGGCATCCTGGAGTTTCTTGATCGCAGCGACCAACGGAGGCACGGCATTGCCGGAACCACCGCCACTGTCAATGTCAATGACAACACCGGCAACACTGACATCGTCAACATAGCCTTCCAGAATTTCAGCCAACGTCTGGGCACCATACGATACGCACGTATCATATTTTGTCATAGTGCCATGAATAGGCACAATCATGACTCTTTTACGATTTGACTTCTTGTCGCCTGAAGCTGCTGACATCTTGGTCCCCGAATATTCCATCAGTTCCGGACCAGCCGCATCCATGACTATCGGCGACTTTGCAAGGAACTCGCGTGCGACACGCATCAATTTCTCCGGCTCGGAAACGAACCAGAGACTACGCATTATATCACGGGCAAGTTCGAAAGTATTCACCTTTTTCATACAGATATATCTTACCTGATGCAAAAGTAGAGAATACCCCCTCTATAGAAAGGACACGGGCTTTCAATATTCCCGTGTCTTGTATTTTGCAGTAATCCTGATCTGGTCAGACGTCTTCACATCAAGACGCAACGGAAGGTCCTCAGACCCGAGAACATCTTTTCCTCCGTCACAGTAGAACACTTTAAGAACCAGCCTGTGGTTCAATATCCTCACAGGCGATGACAGCACGGCCGCAATGGATATGGTCCTGAGCACTCCTTCAGTCTCAGCCGTATCCTCAATAGTCACAGATGCTGTTGCCGGCACCAACGGAAGCTTCATCTCCTCGGCATTGTCCTCATCAAGGCTCAATGCCACCAACTGGTCAACTATTCGTATCATTTTCCCAAACCTTTATAATCTATAGACTCATCGATGTAATACGCTTTCCGGATCAGACGCTGCTTGATGGCCTCGAAAGAAGCCTGACCTTTGCGGTACACCCTTTTGTGCAACGCATCGAAGCAGTCTGTAGAGAACAGCTTCCTGGAAGTTATGAAGGCATCGACAATGTCCTTCTTCTGATAGCCAAGAGACTCCCCCTTCCTGTAATAGCCGGCGAAATCCATGTCGAACACTGCCGCCAATGCCATGTTCAATGACGCCTCATCGGCTTCATTGTAATACGGCCACAGTTTTTCGAAGTGCCTGGTGATGTCGTTAATGGGCATCCTCAGTTTCACCATGAAATCGCCGGACCTGGCGGTAACCGGGATGTCGCTGCCTCTGAGATGAGCCACAAGCAGTTTTCCGAACACGTCAGACTTGACCGCCAGAATCCCATCTTCCTCCGGAGGATACAGGAACGTCAGGAAGTCTGCCAACATCTGTGAGCTCACTTTCAACTCGACATCTACCATACTCGTAAACAATTAAAATTCAACACAATATACGAATTTTTCTTCACATTGTCAATGATTTGCCGGTCAATCTTTCACGTAAACCGGCACGCCTGTATTCATGTACTCGCGCAACACGCAGATGGTCGAAGATCTCACGATGCCGGTGCAATATTTCCCGGCATCCGCACCCAACTGAAGCTGGAAGAGCACAGGCCTGCCATACCACAGGTCGCGCGGCGTCGCCGGCCTCATTTCCGCCGGAACTTCGTCATACTTCCATACCGGAAAAGAACGCCCGTTGTAGGCAATTCTCAAACCATCTATAATTTCACTCTTAGCCATAGTTTTATAGTGTTTTACCAAAATTCTACTTCTGACGCACTTTTTCCCGAAATAATCTGACGCACTGACGCACTAAATATAAATATCTGATTATCAATGCGTTTTGTGTGTCAAATCAATCTGACGCACTTTGACGCCCCAAATAGCCCAAAACAGCCTAACTCATTGATTATTAAGTGCGTCAGAAGATTTCAGCATAAATCGCCATTTCCGACCTTATTGCGTCAACAAAACCAAAATGACCTAATCTGACGCACTAAACTGACGCACTGGAACTATTTCTATTTCAATTACTTATGTCCTCTCTTCCCTTTAGTGCGTCAGATGGTCAAAGAAAAAAGACAAAAAGTATATGAGACGATTCCTTGTCTCATCGGGTCCCAAAAAAAGAGGTCGAAAAGACCTCTGGAAATCCGCGGGACCCGACCTAAAAAGGCGGCTTCCCCAGGGATTCATCAGACACCGTCGCCACGTTCTGACTCTCTGACGCATTGTCGGAGACATGTCCGTTCTTCCTGGTGTCTATATAGAAGAAATACACGTCCTCATAGTTCACCTTGCGCCGGATGTCGTTACGCTCCCGCTCCGACTGCGTCGTCATGAGCGACTCCGGATTGAAATCCCAATCCTTATATGTGCAGTACTGGATGAGTTTCGTCTTGAAGGACTTCATCTTCATCAGCAGCGCATACTTCGGTGGCAAGGTAGCCTTGTAAGCCTCGAAAGCGTCATCCTTCTTCACGAGTGTGTTCAGGCGATTTTCAGTGAACCAGTCCTCAGCCCAGAACAGGAACTCGTCTGACAGCGACTTCTGGAGAATTCTCTTCTCGATATCCCGCATCGGCGGCTGTATCCGGACCTGGAGTTTCATCCATACCGATATGCAGTTCAGCATGAAGTTGTAGAACTTGTTCATATCCTCCGGCGAATAGTCCGAAATCAGGTTGGTGCCGAACTCCGTCAGCGGGCTGCGCTCTTTCAGGCCTCTCTGCGGATCATCCGCATGATAATAGTCCGTGAACGCCACGAACCAGGTACGGCGACGCAGCGACGCGTCGAAATTCCTGATAGCATGGTTCGACGTGAACACCACTTTCGGAGAATCCTTGAAGTCAATGGTGTAGGATGCGACATATTTTGCATTGACCACCATCTTGCCCGTGATCATCGGCATGAACTTATGGAGGTCCACGCTGTTGTTCAGGTCATCGATGAAGACGTTGTCCGTGATTCCTTTCTCCACACCTTGCAGGAGGAAGTCATATTTGCCCGGCTGGAGGTTCTGGCCGTCGATGAACAGCTGCTTCCTCATCTGCTCCAGACTGGACGCATACAGGGACTTGCCGGTTCCTCCAAGGTGCGTACCTTCATCGCTCTGTTCAGTCTCCATGCAGAATACCGCATAAGGCTGGCCGGCGTTCTTGTGCTTGGACATCAGAAAGCCCAGCGCCATGACCTTGTTGATGAAGTTCAAGTCATGTTCAGCCTTCTCATCCTCACTGAGGGGGATACCGATTTCCTCCTTCCTCCAGTATGTCCTGCCGGTATTGTACACATACTGCATGAAATTCAGGTCATTTCGCAGAATCCTGAGCCGGTACTTGCCTGCATCCCCTAGAGCGTCAATTGACTTCTTATAAAAGAAAAATTCGGGGGATTGGGGGACGGCAGCTTTCAGCTGTGCCAGCAGGGTCGCATATTCAGGCGTATATTCGATATCGAAGAACGGAGACTCCACCTTGAAGTCATGCTCCAGGATCTTGTTCTTATACACCATGCACGGACAGTCCGACGGCTTCACTTCCTTCAGCCCATCGGCAGACACGCGGAAAATTCCATTGCGGAAGAAGAAATGGTCGGACGTCTCATTCCAGCTCTTGAAATTAGGCTCGATAACCTTCAGTTTCTCAAGACTGGCCAGACGGATCTGATTGCTCCTGTATATCGTATTCGCCAGCGTCTGGGAGTAGTATTTCGGATGCGTCTTCAGATACTCCAGCAAATAGCTTGAGACCGTCGAAGCGATGGCCTGTTCATCTATCAGAGTGACGACATTGTCGTGAATGTGGCAGAACGTGTATCCTTTGGCATTGGCTGAGGATGCGATGCGGTAGAAGCCCCCGGCCTGGAGGAATGAATACAGCTGCTCGTTGTTTATGTCAAACATGAAGCCGGTCTTCGCCGGTTTCACAGTCCAGAACTTCAGGGAGCCGGAAAGTTTCACCAGATCGCTGAAGAGCTTGTACGGGTTCTGGTTCTCCGGACGACGGAAATGCACGAAGAAGTCCTTGGCGTCCTTGCACGGCTTCCCTTTGCGGTCCCGGTAGCTCTTCAGTTCATTCGGCAGCTGTATGATCTTGAGATCGAGATAACGCAGCGCGGTCTTGTACATGTTCGCAATGCCCGTATCGTCGATATCATACAGGATATAGATATTCTCGGCCAGCTGGCTGAGAAGCCCCATCTGGTACTCCGTCAGTTCGGCCGTCTCACTATTCGGCCAGCAGACATGATAGCCCGCGTCAGCGCCCCTCACGTTAAGCGCATCGGAAGGACCGGAACAGATGATGAGCTGCTTCCATTTCATCTGCACCTCTTCCCCGCCTTCGTCATCAGCTTCCACCTGTCCAGGATATATGCCCTTCTTAGCCTTGGCATAAGCGGCCAGAAAGTCCCGGTCTCCGAAAAAGAAGTCTTCCGGCTTCTGTCCGAAATAAAGAAAGCGCACATCGCCCAGCGGCTGATATATCTTTCCCCAAGTATGGCCGTCGGTTCCGGTCTTGCCATAGTCGTAGAAATACATCGGATAATTGTCATTGCCCGATATCTTGTAGCTCTTGCCCTTCTTATTGGCCGCCGTGATGTAATAATCAAGAGGTTTGAGACAGAGCTGGTCACAGAGGTCCTTCGTGATCCTGTAGCCAAGCCTGTCCAGTTCCTTTTGCGTGAACTCTCCAGACTTCCTCACCTGAATAGTGATTGACGGCTGTCCTGGGACCTCCTCGATGTCCGGCTGCGGCTTGCTGTTGTCATAGGCCCCCTTGTCCTCCAGCAGCGCCGGCGCGAATTTACGCGCAATCCATTCTATCGCCTGAGGGAAACCGAGACCTTCAGCCTCCTGGACAATCTGGATTGCAGTCCTGGCCTTGTTGTCAGAACCGCCCTTGTCCTGGACAAACCAGATTCCGTCCTTGCAGAATACTGTGGCAGACGGGTTCTTGTCATCCTCCCTGATACGGAAGTTCTTGCTTCCGGAACCGCGGAAGCAGGCGGAGCTCTGAGGATAGTAATGCGTGATTACCGCCTTGCCTCCGTCCGTCGCATCGAATATGTCTTCTTTCTTGATCATAGTTGACAACTTCTAATTTTCCGTAGCATTGTTTCAGCCATCCGGATGGTGGTTTCTTGCCCTCCCTCGATGGATCTTACCGAGGTGGCCGCATCGATGAAATGGCCGATGCTTTCCGTCAGAATCTTCACCTCGACCGGGTCCAGTTCGAAAACCGACACGCGCCCGGTTTTATCAATGTCAGTGTACATAATTAAAAATTCAAATCATCTTTTCAATCAAGGCAACAGCATCGTGGCCATAATGTTCCAATATGCAATCATTCATGGACTGTCCTCTTTCTTCATAAGGACCCCATTCCTGATGCAACCGTTCGTCCAACTTGACAATATCGATACTGACACTCAATGTGCAGATTGAAATCAGAGGATCGTAATAGTCGCCAAGCGGCAGCCCGAACAACCGGCCGAATTCTCGACTCGCCTCGCCCTTCTCCGTGAGTTTATAACCATGTTTATTCATACTCTTTTCTTCAACAATTTCTTTTGCGCATGGCTGCGATAAAGAATATTAAGGTCATCATTGCAATCTATTGCCGCATACACCTCATCGTAAGTGTTGCCTGGGAATTTTTCAGAAATTTCCGGTATAGTCATATCGGCTAAAATGTAAATCTTCAACTGTCCGGCATCAATCCCGCTATCACACTGTTTTATGTCGTGCACCATACGGTTTTTTGTGCGGCGCGCATGTTCCCTTCTCTCTATGTTTGATTTAGCCTCTTCTATGGTTTTAGGCCCTCGATCATTTTTCAACCTGGGCACCCACACACCCCAACGCACGAGAGCCCTGTGAAGTGTATTCCTGTCCACCTTTACCAATCTCGCAATCTCTCTCCCGGAAACGCCATTCTTATAATGATCGATAATCAGTTCCTTATGTTTTGCCAATGGGGCATAATCGTAAGACATTTTTTTTCGAGGCGGCCTTCCCAACAGGATCCCCATTCGCCTTCTAAGCCGCAGGCCTTCCTGTGTCCGTTGTCTCAACATCTGCCTTTCAATCTCGGCGGATAGCCCGAACGCAAAGGCAAGCACTTTGCTCTGAATGTCCTCTCCAAGAACAAAGCCGTCTTTCACCGTGTAGATGACAACACCTTTCGTCATGCAGAAATGCAGGACATCCATAACCATATAGAGGTCACGTCCCAATCTCGAGATTTCGCCGCATATAACGATGTCTCCTTTCTGAAGCTTTTTCAACATCGGGCCGAGTTTCCTTCTGTCCGGGTCCGTTCCGCCGCTGATGCCTTCATCGGAGATATACTTCTCGATTTCCCATCCTTTAGCCTTTGCGAAGGCTTCCACGCCCTGTTTCTGCGAATTCACGTCCTGCTTGTCTGAAGACACTCGCAAATATCCATATACCATACTTTGCCATTTTATTGTTTTACTATATCAGAGAAGCCGATAAGGTGGATTTT